TTGATTTACAGATTCTTGATGATCTTCGCCAGTCTTCATATCCTTCCATGTCAGTATGTCTCTGAACTCGTCGCCCAATATATATCTACAGGCGTCAAGATGGTGATAGGTTTCTTTATCTTCAATCTCTTCGGTGACTTCTCCCTGATCGTCCATCTCTCGTGAGTAAGTGGAAAACTCATCAAGCGTGTAAATCAGATCATCGAAGAACACCACCAGGTTCTCTTTGATGCCGCCATACACCCGGCCAATGCCGATTTCTACTTCGTTCTGATCAGGCTCACGAACAGGAAGCCCGGCGCTTCGCATTTCTTCACGCCATTGATTCTCTGACCACGCACCGCCCACGGCATAAGGTATCATCACTTCGCCAGTGAGCAGATTCTCAACATGCTTCTTGCATGACAAAGTTCCGCCAGTGTGAGGTAATCCCTCGTGCAAGACACCGTTGAAATAGTTTTTGTTGTACTCTCGATAGCCGAACAGCCGCCCCGTCTGCGGCTCTTTGGCGAAGAACACGCCAGCAGTATTGATGCCACCGAAGTCAACTCCTAGCAATCGCTCCCAATGGTCAGGGATGGCGAATCGTGGGCAGGTATGCTGTCTCTCTTCAAAGCAATCATAGATCGCACCGGCTGGGCGGGTGAATATGCCGTTATAAAACAGATCGAACTTCCAGCGGGGCAGTGTTTTCATTGCCCGGTTGTATTCTTTCAGACTGAAAGCCGGGTTCATCGTCGAACGGAAGTTGATCACTTCATAATCTTTGTCGCCAGATTTCCAGCGGTCATATATTTGCTTCTTGAGCCAGCCCAGATCGTAAGGCGTAGTGGTGATGAAAGCACGTCCTTGGTGCATCGCTAAACGTCGTTGAAGAGCTTCCCATGACGCCAGCTTGAACTTGCGTTGTCCAGCTTCATCGAGCCATGCCGCCTTCGCTGTAGCTGATTCCAAACTTTCTGGGTCTTGAGCATGGCCAAAGAAAACTACTGTTTTTTCATCGACATATCGTCCAAATGCTCGTCTTGATCCTTCTCTTGAGAACTTGAATTGTTTTGAGCCAGGGAAATATCGACCTAGTTTCAGCTTGGTATCGAATAGTTCAATGAAAGCTGGCAGCGCCTTTTTCAACATGAGTGGATAGGTTGGCGATGCAACAATGTAATCGCCAGGGCCACGTCTGCATATCTCCCGGTAAAGCCATGGCGGGCCACTTTCGCTTTTACCACTCTGCGCGCCAGCGATGATGGCGACGAATCTTGCTTCACTCTCTAGCGCTTTCTCTTGCCCCTCATGCAGATCGAAGTACACACGGCCATCAGAACCCATCCACGAAAACTTGCCTGGGTTTACGGTCGGGTCTTTTTCGTTCTGAGTTGCCAGCGGGTTCCAGAATGGCGGCTCAGGCAGTTGGTTCATTCTCGCCGTCATTGCTTGGTTCCATTGAATCCAATTGTGTCGCTTCGATCTGCTTTGGCTCTTGTGGCTTACGGACGATGAATGATATGCCAAGTATGGGCATGTCAGCCATTGGATCAAGAGTTGTTTGACGTTTGAGACCTAAGATTTCACACCGACGATTGATGCACTTTTCTATCATTTCAAGGAAGCGTGGATTACCAGCAGTTGATTTCGTGATAGTCCGAGTGTGAGCGCCAGTAACTGATGGCTTTGTTCCTGCTGTCGTCGCTGGCAGCACTGTACCGAATCGAGACACGATCTTGTCGCCCTTGCTAATCTCATACGCTTCCCATGCAGTTCGTTCAAGCTCATCGATCTTGGCGAGTTCTTTAGCTCTCATGTCAGCAATGGGCAGGTTGGCTTCTTTTCGCCATATCTCACGAAGCGCTTGCAAGTCCCGGTAGACTGAACTTCTTGAGCAAGCCAACTCTGGGGGCATTTCTTGAGCAATCTTGTCCATTGACTGCCCACGCAAATACTTCTGAGCTACCAACATTCTGCGGTACTCAATCACCATCTTGTCAACTGAAGGCTTGCGCTTCGGTCGATCTTCTCTTGGTGGAATCAGTGTCTGTGATTCTTCGCTCATTTGCCTATAGATATATTCTTCCGTTTGAATTGGAAGATGCAAACCTACTAATAATGTCCCTGACCAATTGTAACTGTGAATCGACTACTGATGTAGAGGTTGTTCTCTTCATAGACAACGCAAGTGTACCGGCCAGAAATCGGCATAATGTCATCTGTTCCGACGATCTGCCCGCCGTGTGGGTAAGTCACGCTTGGCGATATGGCATGTATTCTTGTGACCTCGTTGGCGTCGGTGGCTTCAAGTTTCAACGTGTAGCCTAGCCCCTGCCAATCAATGCCGAAGTCATCGAAAACAAGAGTTCTTCCAGTCTCTTTAGCTACGATCTGCCTCATCGCTTTACCCTCCTATCACCCCGCCTATCCAGATATGGGCATGCAACGGGCTGACTATATATAAATCATTGGCCAATGAAACGCCAGTCATGATTATAGGATCATTGACGAGAGAGACACCTCTCACCATGAAAGGATCGTTTGTCAGTCTCACCCCATACACCATGTACGTTTCATAGACTCTGCCAGTGATAACAGGCGTAAAGGTGCTGATCGTCAAGCTGAGAGGCAGAGGAATAACTCTAACAGGACTCCACGCTTCAGGTGAATATAAAGCCAAGTGCATCGCCAGTGTGGGCGGCGTGATCACAGTAGGCACATTCACTGATGGCGAGAATCTAGCAAGAGACAGAGACGCTGTTGCCGGTGTCACTGTGCGAGGTACAGCGATCACAGGGGCAAAGCGGGTAAGACTCAGAGACGATGTATTCGGCGTGATCGTTCGAGGATTGACGACAACAGGAGCGAACCGAGTCAGTGGCAGATTCTTTGTTCCTGGTGTGATCGTGAGTCCAGCATTGGCAAATGCGGTAGGTGCAAAGCGTGTCAGCAGCAATGATTGTGTTGGCGGTGTGACTGTTCTAGGCATCGCTATCGCCGGGCTGAATGTACTCAACGTGAGTGACTTCGTTGGCACCACATAGCCCTTGCCAATCGAAGGAGCGAACTTGGTTATGGTGAGTTGCTTCACTGGAACGATGTAGCCTTTGCCGATGCTTGGAGCAAATGCGCTGATGATCAGAGCTTTCACTGGTGGGATGATCGCTTTATTGGCTTGCGGTGCAAACTTGGTAAGTGTCAGTGCCTTTGTCGGCGGCGTTGCTGTTTGATTGTTAGGTACGCTGACTGTCGGCGCAAACTTCGTAAGTGTCAGCGACTTCACTGGTGGAATCACTGTCAGGTTGGCCAACGGTGCAAACTTTGTCAGTGTCAGCGATTTAGTTGGAACGGTAATCGTCGTATCGAAAGAGAGCGTTCGACTGATTTCAAACCAAGGGTTAAAAGCCGATGTATCAGTTTCATTCTGACCAAGATCAGTGCCACTATTCGAGCCGATGCTCATCGTACCAGTGACAGACGTACCGCCAGTGGCGTCAACTTGCGCTCCCACTTCCACGACGAGATAATCACCGGCCACCGTTGTGTAGCTCGGTGCAATACCTGAGCAAGCATCACCATCAGCAACTGATTTATTGGTGGCTGAAGTAGGCCATTCAGTCGTGTTTGGGCCGACTGCTGCCAACGCCAAGAGCGTTGCTTGCAGAGTCGTACCGTTGTAAATCTTCACACAGATCGGAGCGCGATTGATGTTGTCATTGACTGCTGATTCATTGCAACGTATCTGGCACTTGACAGTATCGAGCGAAGAGAAAGCAATTCCGACTGACAGCGGATCACTCGAAAACTGGACGACTAACGATGAGGCGTTGGCTGCTGGTGAAGTGTTGGCGAATGTCGTTAGCCCCGTCATGGCGCTACCATCTTTGGTGGGCGACATTTTGCGGCGTACACCTTCAGAGGTACGAGTCCAGGCGGCAAAGCCTGGACTGTTTGTCGGTGTTGTTGATGCTGAGAAATAGAAGCGAGTAGCCACGATGCCCCCGCTGGTTTAACTGACCGGCTTGGCAGCGTCAAGAGTTTCCATGTCTGCTTTCAGTCTCTCGTGTCCACCCTTCTGAATAAATCGACTCTCTAGCTCTTGCCTGAGTTCCTGATTGACCTTATGCCCTTTGTCAGCGAGAGCCTTGGCTACCTCTGCTCGTGCTATCTCTTCACGCATAGCGCCCAAGAGAGCCTGTAGCAATGCTTCATCTTTGTCAACGTCAACGCCGTGAGCCAATAGCGCTTCAGGATTTTCGTGAAAGACTTCATTGCCGTTGTCATCAGATCGAATGTGACCACCCTTGCCCTTGACGGTACAGATGGTGATGTTTTCTTTCTCTTTGTAATCGATCTTGTGACCAGCAGCCTTGATCACGTCTTCTAGCTTTTCAAAACGTGGATAGTTTCTAACGTCAACCTTCATGCAACTGAGAGCCAGCTTGCAGAATGGGCCGGATTCTGTTTTTGCCATTTCTGGCAGCGTTCGCAATACTGATTCTCTCACGGTGATGACTCCCACTTTAAGCTAAGGTAAAGACACCGCTGGCATTGGCAGCAACAGTCAACGTGTTGCCGGTTGTTGCTGACACATCTGCTGGCGTCGTGTCAAGCGTACTGTAGCAAAGCACGTTGCCAGCAACTTCGTAAATCTCACCAAACCGAGCAGTGATCGAACCGCCTGAAGCTGTCCACACCGGGTCAGTCGATATGTCAACAGTGACTGTGGTAGTACCGGCCAGCGTCAAGGTTACTGCTATGCCGCCAGTAGTGTATCCGTTGGCGTTTGCCACTTCGTTTGTAACACCAGCATGAGTGGTGCTTGATGCTCCGATATTGCTGGTAGACTGCAATAGAGCCATTTTGAAGCTGTCAGAATCAATGTCGAATGTGCCATTGAGTAGACTTGTCCGTCCAGTGTCAGTGAATGCCCACGCTGATGCCGCCATGCTTCTGGCTCCCCTTGTTGTTCAACAATGTACTAACTTTCATGCCCGATTGGAAGATGAGCGAAAATAAAAAAGCACAGCGGCGATGCGCTGTGCTACTGATCGCCTGTCGATGCTCTGCTGTGAAGCGTGTCGAAAAGTACATTGATCGTCCTTACTGGTTAGCGATGAAGTTGGCTACTCCCACGTTGCGGCGATTCTTGTCAATGCAGCAATGCTTATATTTTTTGCCACTCTCGCAAGGGCATGGGTCGTTCCTGCCCGGCTCTGTGTAGCGATTGAGGATTGGCAGTCGGCCAGTCTTCTTGAAAGTGTCAACACGCTGCTTGACAGTTACTGAGTGCTGGACACCGCAATCAAGTAGGATTCTCTGGTGTCGGTTCATGAATGTCTCCCATTCCATAGGTGTCATTGTCTTGCCTGCGCTAGTACCACCACTGATCTTAAACATTGTCTCGATTCTCCGGTAAGAACTGCTGACAGATCAAGCCTTCGTAGCAGATCAACATAATGCCGATCTGCCTTCTCATCTCGTCTGTGATTTCATCGCCTGACTCGATTCTATTCTTGAGTGCCAAGGCCATCTGGCCTGAATCTTTATATTCTTCAGTCTCATCATGCCACGATAGCCCACGACCTTCTACCAGCAGCCCATGCAGTTGATCAAGCAATTCTTGAGTAGTACACTCGTGAGTACCGACATGCGAATGCCGAGCGTTTATTGAGACGGTGAGAGTATTGCCGCCTGTGTCTTCAGAGAAGCTAACTCTCTTGCCATCGTTGCAGAGCTTGACAATTGTTTCAATAAGTCTGCGGGCATGGTAGAGATGCTCTACAGGTGTTTCATGTCCTCGTCGCTGAACAACAACATCTATATATCCAGAGCCGTCAATAAATGGCAATTCAACGGTGACATAGTTTTTGGCATCACTTAAAGTGTCGATCACAGAGGCCGCAATATGACGAACGCCCCAATGCGCAATTTCTATCTCAGTACCATCCTCATCGGTGTAGCTGAACTTCTTGAGCTTCGGCTCTTTCGCCAGCATGTCGCCAGCCTTCTCTAGCTCGATCAGCGCTTCGTTCCATGCTTGCATCGCTGTCTGGACTGTTGCTTCAAACGATTGGCCTTCGACGAGCTTCTGGAACTTACTGTAGCGCTCACGATGAATCGCTGACTCAACCAACGGGTAAAGGTGAATGAAGCTCTCGCCACGCTCTCTGTGAGCTTCTAGTAGTTCTTCCTTCAGGGCTAATAGCAATCCCTCTTTGTTTTTGTCAAAGTAATTATTCGTGTTGGTGGCAATCTCTTCCAAGTCCTGTTCTGTAATCGTTTCAAATGATTGCTCGACAGGTCTGGTGTATAACTCTGAATCCTTGACAGCCTTCTGAATGTCTGCAAGCGGTGTTGACTTTGCTGGTCTGTCCCAATCGACCGTAGGCACCTGATCGCCAAGCAACGTCACTGGCTCAAGTGTGATATTGTCTCTTTTTTTCGCTTTGAATGATACCACTGGATGATTCAAAACTTGCTGGATGTATTCATACGCTTCTTTGTCAATCTGAATATCAATACGATCCCTGCCATTCTCATCCTTATACTCTCTCGTGATGATGCCAACACGTTTACCGGATGAATCGCCCAGATATACGCCTTTGACTTCGCTGCTCATACTGCTCTCCTGTTAGGTGACAATAGATATATGCAATTCTAATTGAATTGCAAATGAGCTTGCCAGGGCCAAACAAGCCCCATGCCGAATGCTGTGAGTGAGTGCCTTAGCTCGTGCTTCTGAAGTTTGTTCCGTCTGATTACAACGTAAAGCTGATGAGCTTTGAAGATGCAAGGTTTTCCTGTCGTGAGAGTGTAGCGCTGTGCTGCTCTCAACACGTTGGTGAATCTGTCGTGGTGCTTGCCGTTGATGAATGGTTGATAGCACTTCTGAACTCTGAACATGATCATGGCTTCATCCTCGTGAAAGTGAGCTTCCACACCCAAGGGTTCAATTCCCAAGGCATCTTCGCTCCATTGATTTTGTTCCAGAGCTTGCGGTACTCTTCGATGTAGCCCCGAACAAAGATCGGGCATTCTGTCACATACTTCGGGCATTGATTGCCTACACAACCTGGGCATGATCTTTCACCCCATGCTGTCACGCCTTCAGCAGCGGCATCACCCCAGCTAATAGATTGAAGTCGTTTCACTTCGATCTTGTCAAGCCTGACATGCTGTAGCGCCCAATGCGAAGGCATGAACATT